CGACGGCATCTTTCTCGTTGAACGCTTTGGGCATGGTTACTGGAACACACCCAGATTCCAGGTCGAGAAATTGACTGTACGGAGTGTAATCACGCTCCACCCATCCGTACCCACGGTCCTTGGGCTTTTGGTGTAGGTTGAATCCTCCCATCACTACGTTGCGAAACATCCAACCCGACAGTGCGTTTGTCACTGTATCAATGTTAAGATCTTCGCCAGCATTCTTTACTTTGCAGCAGACGAATGCTTCGTGCTGTGGATCGAAATAGGTTTTGTGTGTGCGACTGAATGCAGTCAGTTCGCATGAATAGCCTGCATCTTCCAGGTGGTCGATTGCCGCTACTACTGCGGCACCACGCCAGAACATTGCCGTACTGCTAACACTGCATGACTCTCCCATTTGGAATACGATATTGACGATGTTGATGCTGTGTGTTTTTTGCCGAATGCCCCTTCGGTAGAAGTTGTCGTCGCCGCACAAGTAGCGATCCACGTCCACGTCCCCGTCGTTTTCGTTCCAGGTAGGACGCCTACGGATCGACTTGGGTCTGGGAAGTTCACACTGCTTGATCTTCTCAAGCATTCCCTTGACTGTCTTGACGCCCTCCTCCCACGTCTGACTTGCCTTTTGTTTGAGATCATCCCACGAAGAGAAGTGCCTGCCCGCCCAGCCAGAGTCCATTGGCTTCCAGTAGTATGGGTCCGATCCAGTGGGACGGCTGGAAAGAAAGTCACAGACTGTGTCAACCATTTCTGTCAGACTGTTGAAGCAGAGAACTCGTCCCTTATTCGTGAGAGTTTTGAGCATTTCACTTCACTCCCAGGTGTTCTTGAAGGGGCTGTGTCCTGGGGCGGGAGTGGTCGGTTGGACCTTCCGCTTCTCGTCCTCCGTCCAGCCCGTGAAGAAGGTGGCAAGGATGTCGCCCACCTTCCAGTTTGCCATCGACTTCATCTTGTACGCATCTGCGATGAAGCGGGTGGACAGGATACGCCGCAGTCCGGCGGTTTCGATCTTGCCACGAATCTCCCAGAGGATGTTGAGAAGATCCTCGTCAGGGCAGAGCATCTTCTCAATCCGCTTGTCGTAGTCGCACTCGATCATGCCCATGCGGAATCGGTCGATGGTTGCTTCGTCGAGTTGGTTGCGTCCACTGTACTGCCGGGTTGCACCGCGTCCGATTGTGTTGGCGGTGGCGATGCAGATGAAATCGCTGTGCCTGTTGGCCCTAGGCTTCTTCGCTCGGGCCGGAAGGTTGATGTATCCGTTGCTGAGGGCGGAGTTGACGCAGAGCATGACGTTGGGGTCCGCTGCGTCCAGTTCGTCCAGTAGGAACACCCCACCTTCCTCGAAGCAGGACACGAAGTCGGTTCCACGGAATTTGACGGTCCCGTCGGACAAGTTCTGGAGTTCCTTGCCGAGCAGGTGATTCTCGCTCATCCCGGCGGTACAGACGACCGCACCGAATTTGAGACTCAGTGCCTTGGCGATCAGTTCGCCGATGGTGGTTTTGCCACACCCAGCGGGACCGACTAGCATGATGTTCATGCGGCAGATTGCCAGGTCGAGAACCTTCTCGAACACTTCTGGCATCACACCTTCCAGCACCACCGTGGGCTTGCCCTCGCTCTTGATCTCGATGGTCTTGGTGCTGTTTACCTCCCTCTGTAGTTCGTCCAGCCGCTTGTCTTTCCTCTCCATCTCCTCGTGGATCAAGGCCAGAGTGGTGGTGTGGATGTTGATGACTTTTGTCAGGGCTTTGTTTTCCTGTTCCAGCACTTCCACCCGGTCGGCGAGTTCACTCGTTTCGTGTGGCGTTTGCGTGCTGTCCTTTCGCTCAGGAGCCCTCATCTTGTCCGGGGTAGGGGTTTCGGTCGGTTCGGTGGGGATGGGGTCGTTGTCGAACGAAGAAGAACGATTTTCGGGCGGGATGTATCGCCAGCGAAAGTGACCATCGCCGGTTCGTTCTACCTTTCCATCCTCCACCAGCTTGTTGAGGGTGTTCCTTGCCCGCGTGTATTCCCTCTCCGTCCGTTCCACTCCTAACGCTCGAAGAATCTGGACAGTCTTGATCCACCCAAAGTGGTTAATCATGTACTCGCCACGAAGGAAGGCCATGATCTGACGGACGTAGGTGCTTTCCGCAAAGTCGCTGGACATAGTGTACTCCCGTTTAGTTTTCTGTTACCTTATTTTATGTTGGCGAAAGCTAGGCTACAAGGTAGGTTCTTGCATTATCTTGAATTATTTGCTAAGATTGCTTTTTAGCCCGAGGAGGATTCGCGTATGGGAAGGCGAAGTGCCTGGAACGACAAGTATTATGTCGAATGTTACGAGCTAGCGAAGCAGGGATGCAAGAACTCCCAGATCGCTAAGATTCTGGGAGTTCCCATCGACACATTCAAGCGGTGGATCTCTGAACGTCCAGCACTCAAAGATGCTCTCAAGCGGGCACGCGGAGGCAATGAGGGAACCAAGACCGAAACCTTCATCGAGTACGTCTACAATCGACTTCCTGAACACATCAAGTCCTTGTGGGACGAACTCGAACAGGCGAACAAGAAAGGCAACAGCCTACAGCGAATCGAAGCACTCCTCAAGGACAAGGGAAAGAAGACCCTACAGCACCTCTACGTTCACGCACTCATCTCTTCCAACTTCAACGCATCGGAGGCGTGTCGTCGACTCAACATTTCCATGTCCAGGGTCAAGGGTTGGATGGCCGATCCTGATTTCGCGCAACTCATTGACGAGGTACTGGAACACAAGAAGAACATCTGCGAATCCGCTCTGATGGGCCTGGTCATGCAGGGTGAGACTTCTGCAGTCATTTTCGCCAACCGAACTCTAAATCGTGATCGAGGTTACGGAGACAAGACCGAACACATCCACACCCACGCTGGTGGTGTTCTCCACGGGCATGTGGACGTGGATGCCCTTCCCATCGAACTTCGACGCCAACTTCTCAACGCAACTCGCGAGAAGGAAGCGTCTAACAAACTACCGGGATCGAACGTCGTAGGTAGTGTAGACTATGACGAAGTTAAGGAGGACGAATGAGGTTCAGCAAAAAACAGCTTTTCGCGTCACTGTGTAGAGATTCCTTCGTCGATTTCGTGAAGGAGTTTTGGCACACGGTTGTCAGCGAAAAGCTGTCGTGGAACTGGCATATGGATTTGCTCTGCAACGAACTACAAGCCGTTGCAGAGCGAATCTTTCTCGGACTACCAAAGCTCTACGATCTGGTAATCAACGTGCCGCCGGGCACAAGTAAGTCAACCATCGCGAGCATTATGTTTCCGGCGTGGTGTTGGACTAGGATGCCTAGTTTTCGCCACATCGGTGCTTCGTATTCTTACGACCTGGCGATGGATCACAGTCGTAAGAATCGTGATGTTGTCAAGTCGGACCTATACCAAGACACGTTTCCAGAGGTAAAGCTACGACCAGACCAAGATACCAAAGGCTACTTCGTCACAAGCCAAGGGGGACAACGCTTCACAACTGGTAGCTGTGGTACTGTGCAGGGTATGCACGGACACTGCATTAGCATCGACGATCCGCTAGACCCCAACAAGGCGGTATCGGAAGTCGAAATGTATGCAGTGAATAGTTGGATCAAAGAGACGCTGACGGGTCGCAAGGTGGATCGCCGCGTTACCGCGATGATCCTCATCATGCAGCGACTCCATCAGGAAGATCCAACTGAACTCTTTCTGAAGCGAAAGCGTGTTCGACACATCTCGCTTCCGGCAGAGATCGTAAGCGAAAGCACCGTCAGCCCACCAGAAATTGTCAAATATTATGTTGATGGACTACTCGATCCTAACCGTCTACCTCGTGAGGTGCTGGAAGAAACCGAACACGAGTTCGGTCCTTATGGCTACTGTACCCCTGGTTTCACACCAATCCTAATGTCGAATTTCAGGGAGCGGATGATCGAAGATGTAGAAGTCGGAGACGAGGTAATCGGTTTCGCTCCGGGTGGAAGTGAACATTGTGACAAGAAGCGGCAGAGAGGACATCTTATTCAGTCTAAGGTCATCGCAAAGTCTACTCGTGTGGCAGACGTGGTTTGTCTTACCACAGAATCTAATAGGAAGGTCTACTGCACCCCAGACCACAAGTGGTGGACTGGTAGAGGATTTAACGATCTCACACACAAACAGTACAATGAGGCCAAGGTAGGCCGTTCTCTGATGTCTGTCTATTCTCCTTTCGAGGAGCCTAGTGACAACGAACAGAGACTTTTCGACTGGCTGGGAGGTATGATTGACGGTGAGGGTGCCTGCCGACATGGACAACTACAGATTACACAGTCTCCCGTCGTGAATGGAGAGATTTGTGATTATCTGGAGTCTGTACTGGAACGGCTGGAGATTCCTTACACTCGCTATACTCAGGACTATGCTTATCCTGGGCGGAATCAGAACACCCGCTACTGTTATAACATCCTTGGCGGAAGAAGCACAAAGATTAGAATTCTCAATTCTGCCAAGCTGGTGAAGTCCGGTCAGCTTATCAACGGTATTCTGCGGAAGGGAGGTAAGATTGTTGAACAGGAAGATCGAGTAGTTCGCATCGAGCCCGTCGGTAAGATGCGAGTCTATGGACTCAAGACTGTCACTGGGAACTATGTCGCCTGGGGGTTTGCATCTAAGAACTGTTCTCAGTTCCTTCAGAATCCGGTGCCGCAACAGGGCGGCATGTTTGACGTAAAGAAACTCAACTACGGCATGCCAAGGCGATTGGTCAAGGTTGTCCGTTATTGGGACAAGGCTGCCACCGCTAGTGTGTCGAAGAAAGGACGTGGTGCTTTCACCGTCGGACTCAAAATGGGCTTGGACATTGACGGTCGTATCTTTATTCTTGATGTGATTCGTGTGCGGTTGGATTCGTTCAACCGAGAGAATCTTATCAAGAACACCGCAGTCAATGACAGCTACGGAGTTGTAGTCGGCTTAGAGCAAGAGCCGGGGTCTGGCGGCAAGGAATCCGCCATGAACACGGTACAGCGGTTGCTAGGTTTCCGCGTATCCATCGACCGCCCACAAGGCGACAAGGAGGCCAGAGCCGACCCGTTCTCTACTCAGGTGAACGGCGGCAACGTGTGGCTTGTGCCAGGTGAGTGGAACGAGGACTACGTCAAAGAGATGAAGTTCTTCCCCTATTCCACCACCAAAGATCAGATTGACGCATCATCTGGTGCGTTCAATATGATCTCTGGTGGACGGAAAAGGTGCGGAGCCATTCGCAGTCGAAAGGCTTTGACTGGCGAAAACTAGCTCGCAATCTGTTGCAGATGTGCCTCTAGGAACCAGAGGTACTTGTCCACTTGTCCGACCATGTCTTGCAGCATGTTGGAAGACACGTCATCTAGTGAACCGGACGTGATTGCGGCGTAGAGGCTCTTGGAAATGGCAGCCAGGCGGGTTGCCATTTCCAAGATGTGTTGCTTCCCTTCGCTTACGTTCACTGGGTATGGCGGAATGCTCGATACCTTTACGGATCGCTCCGCAGACCCCTCAGCCACGCCTCCCAGTGCCACAATCCTTTCCGCGAGGGTGTCCGCACCACCCACCAGAATTCCGTGGATGGAGTCGAACAGTTCATGCAGACGCATGAACCCATTTCCCTTGACGTTCCAGTGTGCCATCTTGGCGTGACTGGTTACGACTACCGTGTCGTAGAGTAGGACTTGTAGGCTGTTAATCACAGCCTCCCTCTGTCCCTCAGCGAGTGGGTGTTGTGTCTTGAACAGCATACTTCAGTACCTCGGTCTGAGGCAGCCTCCACACTGGTAGCAGGTGTAGATGAATAGGGCTACTAGAGCCCACGAGAATAGAAAACTGAACCAGCCGACGTAGTCGATTTTTTGAGAAGGACGTGGTCGAAACTCGGGGTCTTCGGTTTTTTCGACTACGTCCTCCTCGTCTTTCTCCTCTGCTGGTTGGTGTATGGTGGACTGTATCTTTTTGCAGATACAGTCCATTTGAAACTCTTCTCGGTTTGTTCCGAAGAAAGTCCTCACACCACGTCCATGACACATCGCACACTTCACATCTTTGCTCCTTTACTAACATCAGAAAATCAGCTAGCACAACATCGGGAATAACGACCCGATGTTGTGCTAGCTCGCCTACATTCTATGTATCAATAGCTTGGGTAATTATCAAGCTATTTCTGTCACTTGGTCCACTTGGATGGGGGTGGGTTGGACGTTTTCTTTTGCTTCTTGTCGGACTTCTCTTCCTTGTGGTCTTCTTCATCGAGAACGTCGTATGCCTTCTCGATCATGTCCACGATTTCCTCTACCTTGATGGGGCAACCCATTTCCTCCAGAGTCCGCACAGCGACTTCCGCACTCGCCGCACCGTGCGTAACTGCTGTGCGAACGATAAACCGAAACACCTCTTTGATGTCGCCGGTCTGACGGAAGGTTTCTTGCGCCCCGATGATGATGAGCTTCGCCACCTCACCTGACAGTTCTAGCAGAACGTCGTTGAGTGTGGCCGTTCGGTCCAGCAGTGAGATGTTCACCACGACCTTCTGGTCGCCTTCAGCCATCGGTTTCTCCTCTTAGTCTTCGTCGCTCTCTCGCATGATGCGGGCTCGGTTCTGGATGAATGCCTGTGCTTCCTGTAGAAGCACGGCGAGGACTGCTGCCTCCACGGTGGTGAAGCTGCTTCCTTCCTTCCACTGCCCATCACGCTCGTCTTTGTACGACTTGCGGACGGTGATGTTTGGCTTCTCGTAGTTAGTCCCGTC